CCTATGTCTCTTTGCAAAATTTCTAGCAGACTCAACACTTCTAAATCCCCAAGCCCTTAATGCTAAAGCCTTGCGCGTTGGTCTACCCTTCTCATCTTTCATCGGGCCTTTCATTCCAGCAAATCGAGCAGCAAAAGAAACCTTACGAGCCATTCTCTTCGAACCAGCCTTAGGCTTGCTCTTTACTGGAGGTTTTAAATTAGCCCCTTCCTTGCGCTTAAAGTAAGCACGACCAGCAGCATTCAATCCACCCTTAGGATTCTGATACTTTTTTGCTGGCATAGCCCTCACTCCTTAATGCAAGCTTCACCTTAGACATATCATCCTTCGGTGGGTACTTCTCTGGGTTCTTATCAAAACGTGCCATGATCAAACCCTATAACAATAAAAATATTTATGACAACGCACAAATTACCTTTTTTAGAAATAATGTGAGTGAAAGAGTTTCTCTGTAACAGTAACAGCAACTTTTCCCCCACCCCCCTTGTAGCTACAAGCGTAGAACAAAGAGTTATCCTAGATCAATCGTAACACGAATATCTCCAGCTACTTGCACTTGGCTTCGATCAATAGGCTTGTAGCCAGCCCTGTCTAGCAGATCCTTCGCTGCTTCAAGCTGGACATATTCGCTCTTGGCTCCTGAGGCTAGCCGCTTGACTGTACCAGCAGCAAGTGTAGCAGCTACTCCAAACTCTTCGTTCATACGCTGCATCAAGTAGCTTTGCACATGAGCAAGCTTCAACGTCTTGGTTGCTGTTACTCTTCCAGACTCACCAGAAGCATAACCAGCAGCTTCAGCAGCCTGCCCGATACTACAGCCTTTTGCTACGAGTGTGTCTACTAAGGCAGTCTGCTTTGCAGTCAGTTTCTTAGCTACGGCAATGTTCATTACTCATTCCTTTTTCTAAGTACGCAATAGATTACTAGCTAACTACTGCAATTGGAGTCAAGATCATCATGACACTAGCAATGAGGAATGAGTAAACTTTGTTATCGGCTTAAAAGCCCCCCCTATCATCCCCCCCATCTACGGACTGACTGCAAGTCCTGTCAATCTGTTACGTGGCGTCACTTGTGTCTGGATACTACCCTGAATACTACATGTTGTGTTTTGCCAAGCTACGGAGGTATTGACAGGATAGCCAGCGAGTTCATCGAGCGCACATCCATGTTTGCACAACTTAGCATTAGGCTCTCACTTATGTTTACTATCAGCTCGGATTGCACCCTTCGACCACTGATCCAAATCATAGGAGGAAAAAGTTCGCAACCCGCTAAAGGGGTGTGCGAACTTCAAGCGGCAAGTGCCGTTTCCTCTCTATGATATTGGGTGGTACGAAGGGCTGATCCTTCGCAGCTTAGTTAAACATAGGAGAACCAAATGGCTAAAGTTGAAAACATAAATGTAACGCTAGATAAACTAGCTAACTATACTGTAACTACACATAATGATGTAACTGGACAAGTTGCTAACGACTACTTCATCACTGACGTAGCCAGAACATTAGTGAATGTTCCAATCTACGCAGCTAAGAACAAACGATCTTACATCGATAAACTACACGCTGAGATGATGGCGTACGTCACATTTGATGAAGATGGTACAGTTCTTGAGAATCAAAGCAGAGAGTACTTCAACGCTAAAGATAAGTACGAACGCTTAGCAGCTAAGATCGAGCTTGAAGCTATAGCTTTCGATCACGTTGCCGAACAATACAAAGCTTGGTTCAAAGCATATACTGGTCAAGATTATGACGAACCCAAGACACCAAGTACAACTCGAAAGCTTAGCAAGCAAGAACAAGCTGCTATGAAAGCTATCGAAGCAAGACGAGTAGCTGCTGCATAGTGGCTACTTACACCTAAGCAAGTGTATAAACTGCTTATTTAAATATCAACCGTGGGCAGGGATATGTCATGCGACATTGCCCAAGCTTTGTAAATTTAATGCTTGCAAAGTTTTGTAATTAAAAATAGTATTGCATATATGCAGTACATAAACATGGAGAACTAAATGACTATTAAAGCTGAAATAAACCAATTCCAAATACCAGTTAAAGTAACTATGGAATTGTATCAACTACAAGACCTAGCAAACTTTCTTCAAAACGAAAGTATCAAAACTTATTTTGAAAGTAACAGTAATGTTAGTATGAAAATACTTGCTGAAGATCTTGCAAGAGAATCTGATCGAGTAACTAGAGTAGTGGAGAATGTATCATGAACATGATGTCAACAATAAATGACTGGGACTTTCCAGTTGAATTAATGCCAACACCTAACGCAGTCACTGGCAATCCAGAGCCTGATGCATTTCAGGTTGTTCGAACAGATACTAATACTGTACTTGGTCATCATGGCTCACGCTACAAACTTGTACCTCATGATGATGTAGTGAACTCAATCATGGACGCAGTCAAAGAATCAAAGATTACTACTGATTACAAAGAACCAACTATCAGTGTCTTTGAAAATGGTCGCAAGATGCGTGGTGAAATATTGTTTCCTGATCTTACAATTGAGCCACAAGTTGGCGACATTGTTCAGGCTAGAATAGTATTTACTAACAGCTACGATCAAAGCTGGAGTTTCTATCAATCCTTCGATGCGCTGCGTTTGTGGTGTCTCAATGGCTGCACAACACCTAATGCTGTAGCTCGTAGTAGATACAAGCACACAACATTTCTTAATGTTGATGGCTCTGCTGCCAAGATACAGAAAGGTGCTGAGCACTTCCACACACGCAAAGATGAATGGCAAAAGTGGATGGGTCGTAAGATATCAGATGATTATGCTGAAATATTTTTTAAGAAAACAGTAGCTAAAGGTTTTACCAGACAGTCAGTTGATACTGTAAACAACAAGCAAATGGAAAACCTACTGCGTATCTGGGACAATGAAAAGAAACAACTTGGTGGTAATCAATGGGCATTGTACAACTGCCTTACTTACTGGGCAACTCATACTCAAGATGCTCGAACACCTCATGTGCAGCGTCACAATCGTGAACAAGAGATTGCCAAAGCAATGAACTCTAAGATCTGGAAACAGTTAGATGTCTTTCAAGAAGGAGTATGAAACGTGTAGCCATTGTGATGGCGAAGGGTACTTCACAAGCACAGACTTTACATTCAAGAAAGTAAACGTCGCTTGTCCTCATTGCTGTGGTCTTGGTTGGAATATGAAAGATCTTGACACCAAGGAGGATCTGGTTGCATAAGTGCAATCATGAAGTCGTATCTACAATTAGTAAGTGACAAAGCTTACAAAGCAAATATAAAACTAGAAGATGCCTTTGATAAAGCAGGGGCATCTCATACTACATACTGGAGAACAAAGAATAATAAGACTGAATTGAAATATGATACGGCATTGAGGATCTTCAATGCAATCGAAGAGTTATACCAGATACAACAAGGTAGTGAGTATTCCAAACGACTACGAGAAACTAATCAAAGAGTTAGTCGTAGCTCGATCAGAAGTAGGTTTAAGCCAAGAATCGTTAGCTAATAAAATAGGCTGCACCTCTTCACTGATACACAAATGGGAATCACACAAACGAATACCCTCTGGCTTTATGTTGATATGCTGGCTTGATGCATTGGGATACCAAATAGATGTCACGAAAAAAAAGCAAACGCATAACCTGTCTGTCGTGTCAGAATAAGGTAGATTATTTTGTAGCTATACTCAAAGACATTCCTGAAGGTACAACTGAGAAATGCTGGTTCATTTGCATACACTGTTATGAGGGAGACAAATGGCAAACCGTAACAAAAACAAAGGAACTTACCACGAAAAGTGGTTCGTCAATTGGCTCAAAGAACAAGGCATCAAAGCAAAAAGGCAACCCCTCTCGGGCAGCTTGGGAGGAGAGTATTCGGGCGACATCAAACTCGAACTCAACGGACAAGAACTGGTGGGAGAAGTAAAGTACAGAGATAAGTCTAACTTCCCTAGTCCATTCGCAGTCCTCGAAGGCAGAGACATTGCCTTTTATAAAAGACGGAGAGGAACTCCGCAAACGCTAGTCATAATGAGTGGCGAAACATTTGAACAACTAATGGAGAGAACTAATGAAGAAGATACAGAAAGCAGTTGACGCTGCTCTATGGGAAGCAAACGTAGGTCGCGTTGCACAATCACCAACATTACAAAGAGAAGTATTACGCAAAGGATACTTCATAGACAGTGAAGCTATTCACGCTACCAGAATCAAGAATGGCGAAGTCGTTGGCGAGAACTGGCTCAAGGGCAAGAACAAAAAAATACTTATCAGAGATCATGGTCTTACAGAAAAAGACTTTGAAAAATATACTTGAACACATTGCGTATATGCAATAGACTTCAAGAAAAAGGAGAACTAAAATGGATCGAAGAGGATTTATTGGCGGCTCGGATTGTGTCAAGATTATGCAAGGCGAGTGGCAAGAACTATGGGAAATCAAAACTGGACGCAGAAAGCCAGATGATTTGTCAGACAATCTTGCAGTGCAGCTAGGCACATTCACTGAAGACTTCAACCTTCAATGGTTTGAGAAACAATACAAATGTACACTTGGAAATCATCAATGGGAGATCGAACAGCAGATCGG